AGGTCGGGACGCTTCAGGGTGCGATATACGAGGACTTCGAGGTGGTGGAGGGTATAGATGTCAGCCGAGCGAAATTCGTCGCCTTGGGGCTTGACTGGGGCTTTAGCAACGACCCAACCGCACTCGTAGCAATATACCGCCAAGGGGACTGCCTGCTCATCCAAGAACTGCTCTACTCCACGGGCCTGACCAACCAAGACATCGCAGACAAGTTGCGGACGCTGGGCATCACAAGGGCTTGGGAAATCGTGGCGGATTCAGCAGAACCCAAGAGCATCGAGGAAATCTACCGACTTGGCTTTAACATCAAACCGGCAGAGAAAGGCCCCGACTCGGTCAGGAACGGCATCGACATCCTGAAACGCTTTAAATTGCAGGTTACCAAGGATAGCACAAACCTGATTAAAGAACTGCGGTCCTACACTTGGGCAACCGACAAAGAGGGCAAGAACACGGGGGTCCCGATTGATTCCTTCAACCACGCCTGCGATGCTATGCGGTATGTGGCACTCAACAAGTTAAGAGTAAGCAACTCAGGGAAGTACGTTGTTGTGTAACTTTGAGGCATGAAGCAAACAGCACTTGAGTGGTTAGAGCAGAATATGCCAAATATCAGTAAACATATTCCATTAGGAATAGCATTGGAATTTATGGCTAAACTTAATCACGCCAAAAAAATTGAAAAAGAGCAATTAAAAGATGCTTACGGTGATGGGATAAACGCCCACAGAACAGATTTTTGTAATAGAGATGAGTATTTTGATAAAGCATATCGTGCCGTTTAACTTTGGGGCATGAACCCCGAACGCATCCTTGACCTGATCATTGAAATCGGCAAGACGCTTGCAGCCGTTTTCTTTATCCTCACCCTTCTAACCCTCATTTGGACCTTATGAAAGTCGTCCACTACTACCACATCTACTGCGGAGGCAACTGGCAGTTGATACTCAACCAGCACATGATGGCCGTGTGCAATTACGGCCTTATCAATGTCTTGGATGAAATCAGGGTCGGCATCGTCGGTCCACCCGAACAACGCAAGGCGGTCAAGGAGGTGCTGGAAGGCTCGATGGTGGCCGATAAAGTCAAGGTCGTGGTTACCCGAACCAACGCTTGGGAGCAGGCGACGCTGACCGAGATGTACCGGGCCTCGCAGGAAGAGGAAGCAGTGTACCTGTACGCTCACACGAAGGGGGCTGCAAATCCATCCTTGACCACCCAACTATGGGGCAGGTCCATGTTGTTTTTCAACGTGGTCGCTTGGGAACGCTGCCTGCAACTGCTCGAAGGAGTGGATGCAGTCGGATGCCATTGGATTACAAAAGAACAATTTCCCCACATGGCTGACCACAACAACCCCGAAGGCTACCCATACTTCGGGGGCAACTTTTGGTGGGCTAAGTCAAGCCACATCAAGGAACTTGGAGAACCTGCAAGGGACCACCGATTCCGAGCAGAAACTTGGGTTGGCAAGAAACCCGACACCAAGGTCTTTGATTCCAACCCCGGCTGGCCTTCGCCTGAAAAATTCGTTGTAACTTTTTGAGCATGAAACTACTCGCAAACATCGCCTACCATCACAACCCCGAAAGGCTGCCAAACCTCATCCGGGTCATCGAGGCCATCAAGTCATATCCGGTGCAGGCCGATATCTTCGTGGACACCAACGACCCCGAAGTCGTGGGGCTACTTGCGGACCAACCCGTAACGGTTCATGCTCACACGCAACTCTCACACCCTTGGATGCTGACTGCGGTCCATCGCACTCGCATTAAGGAAACCTACAAGTACTTTGACTGGGTGGCCTACTTTGAGGACGACATGATGCTGCCCAAGGAGGGCTTCGTCAACTTCACGGAGCGGTTCGATTCGATGTTTGAGGATGGCTTGTACCCATCCTTCACTCGCATTGAAACCTATGAGGACAAGGAAGGGGAATGTACCCCTGACGTGAACGAGGTGCTGCCCAGTTCCGTTTGGTGTCAGTACAACGGCAAGGACTATGTGAGCCTGCCGTTCTTCATCAACTACCACGCTTTTTGGATGTTCAGCACCAAGAGGCTCAAAGAGGTCCTGACCCGTAATCCGGGCGAACTTGACCACATCCCGAACAACGGCCTTTACCGGGAAAGCCTTGCCTCTTTCCCAATTTGGTCATTGAATCTAAAGCCGATGCTGGAGTTCACGGAGCAGGGCGAACTTGCAGAGCATTGCAAGGTCTTCCACCTAACGAACAATTACAAGCACGGAAGCACCAACATTAAAACCCTGTTTAAGAGATGAAACAACTCGACGCTTTACGCAACACCCCACGGATGTACTTCCTGCCCATCGACTACCATTCGGGCAACAACCGGGTGGACGGCCTCATTGACCTTTGTCAAAAGTACCTCAAGCCTACGGACAAGTGCGTGGAAGTCGGTTCGTTTTCGGGGGTGAGCAGTCAGGTCATTGCCCTGCATTGCGGAGAACTGCATTGCGTTGATACGTGGGACTTCGGTGGCACGATGCCAGCCGAGCAGATGTTTGACATGATGCACCTAAACTACCCCAACATCGCCAAGGTCAAGATGACCAGCATCGAAGCATCGAAGCAGTATGCCGATGGCTCCCTTGACTTTGTTTACATTGACGCTGACCATTCCTACGATTCGGTCCTTGCAGACATTAACGCTTGGAAGCCCAAGGTCAAGCCGGGCGGTTACATTGCAGGCCACGACTCCTATATGCCCGAAGTCTTGAAGGCGGTCATGGACTGCCTCGGTGAACCCCTGCAATACTTCACCGATACCTCTTGGATTGTCAAGTTATGAAACTCCAAGACCTAACGATTGACCAGTTCCAACGCATCGGAGCCATTGAGTTCTCCAGCGTCCTTGGGGACTACGACAAGCGCGCAGGAGTCGTCGCAATCGTTGAGGGGGTGGATATATCGTTCGTGAGAGAAATGCCCGCCAAGAGCGTCCTAAAGCGTTACAAGGATATTATCAGCGAGTGGAACGCATTGCCTGCATTGGGGTACAAGCGAAAGTTCAAAGCAGGGGGCAAGTGGTGGATCCCAACGGTGTTCACGGATGAACTCACCGCTGGGCAGTTGATTGAGTTAATGGACGCAAACACGACCGACGAGAAGCAGTTGTTGCAGAACCTGCACCGCATCATGGCGACCCTTTGCCGGGAAGGCGGTCTATTCGGATTCTTCCCGAAAAAGTACGACGGGGCTGCCCATGCCGAGCGAGCCGAGTTGATGAAGAAACACGCCAAGGTGGGCGACGTTTGGGGGGTTGTCAGTTTTTTTTTGCTAAGTTCAGAATCCTACTTGAAAGTTTTGAGCGACTATTCCAAGCACCTGATGACGAAGGCCGAGGGACTGACGTAAGCCCTCTTGCCGGGTACGGTTGGCTCATGGTGGTGTGGCGGATGGCTAACAAGGACGTACTGAAGTTCGATGCCATCTTTGCCATGAAGGCGGTGGAGTTCCTGAACTACGCCCTGCTGATTCACGACATTTTGGAAGCAGAACGGATGGAGGCGGAGCGAGCAAGACGCAGATAGACACTATCCAGCACGGGGGACATTTACCCGTATGGAAACAACCATCCTCGCCAATGGTAAGCCCGTAGGGAAGTTCGGCAGCGGTTCGATGAAGGGCATCGACGAAACCGCTTTGGAGGGCATTGGTTCAGTCGTCGGCCCCAAGGGTGGAGGCAAGTCGCCAACCCACGACGTGCTGGTCAAGTGGATAGAACGGGTCATCGAACTTGCGAAGAAGAACCTTGAAGCAGCCAACGCAAATGCAGGGGGAACGCTATCGGCATCTATCGCCCCCGAAGACATCGAACTATCCGCAAAGCAAATCGTGGTGGCTATCATGGCTAACCCCTATTGGAAGTATGTGGACCAAGGGGTTCATGGAAGGACATCAAGTTACATATCCGCAAGGGACTCAAAGTTTAGGTACGAAAACAAGATTCCACCGCCCCAAGCAATAGCGGATTGGATTGCAAATAAGGAGATTGCAGTAACCCCAACCTATTCACGCAAACTCAAGCGGATGAGAACCAAGCAGGAGCAGGGTTTAGTCCTTGGCAGGACAATGGCCTTTGCTATCCGTGAGCGAGGTACCGAGGCAACCAAGTTCATGAGCAACGCCCTATCCCCCGAAATGATAGACGTTTTGGTGAACACAATCGCTGAAACCCTTGGCAAATCCATAAGCGTAGCAACCAAACTATAAAATGGCAACAACCGTCCTATCAGGGTCGCCTCTCGTGGCAACCCCCGTTTACAACAAGATGCTCTTCAAGGTCAGCGGTTCGCTGATTGCTCAACCGAACTACCGTTACGTCTGCGATGTTAAGAACCCAGCAGGGACCACCCTTGCCCGGCTCAAGTGCGACAAACTGCCGACCACCAACTTCGGGTTCTTCGACGTTGCCAAGGTCGTTGAAACCCTGATTGCACCCACCAAGCCATCGCTGACCCAAACGGGCTTCGTGGACCATGCCGGGTACTATTCGGGGTACAGGCTTGACTTCATGGAGGAATACGGAAACACCCCAGTCGTGCAGACAGGAACCGTAACCACCGTCAGCGGGGTCATGGGATTTGCAGGGAACTTGGAGCAGTTGGAGTTCCAAGACTGGAGCCTAAGCCCCTACTTCCGAATCGGGTCGTCGTTCAACTCCGTGAAACCCTTGACAACGCCTACGGCCTTCACCGTGTACCGTGGAGGCAAGGCTTGGCTCGCTATCAACGCCACCAAGTTTACTGCCGTGTCCGCCAATGACACATACCTCGTTTCGGGCCGTGTCGCATATAAGGGAATTAATTACGACATAGCCGTAAGCCCAAGCCTTTCAGGTACAACGGATTTCAATATCCAACGCTTCGGATGCGGACCTGCACAACTATCAGGAACCATCGCAGCACTAAGCGGAGCAGTTGAGGGGGATTCCTACACGGTGCAGTTCTTAGGGAATCAGGGCTTGGGGTCGGTCATCACCACCTTCACGTTCGGCCCCTGCGAGCGGTTCAACTCCATCCCAGTTCACTTCCAAAACAAGTACGGGGGCATTGACTCCTACACCTTTACACTCAAGAACCGCAAGAGGGCCAACATTACCCGGCAGACGTTCGGGTACAACTCGGACGTTTACGCAACCACGACCTACGATAAAGTGTGGGCAGGGGAGTTTGATTACGTTTACGCACTCAACTCGGACTGGCTCACGGATGCAGAATCCGCTTGGCTGATTGAGATGGTCAGGTCCGGGCAGGTATGGCTTGAACTGGATGGTCAACTCGTTGAAGCAATTGTGAACGCCAACACCTACCAATTCACGACCCGAAGGAACGACCGCCTCACGCAGTTGCAGGTCGAGGTTGCCGTGGCTTACAAGAACAACATTCTATGAGCGTAACCCTCATCGCCTACCCGACTGCTGACTACACCACCGACTTACAGGCTTGGAATGCGTTCAACGACCGAGCCGATGCCGATGGTGCTACAAGCCGTGAGGACGCTTGCTACGGCTGCCTGTTCTCAACCTTTGCGACCCTTTACGACCAACCTGAACCGGCTTATGTCCTTGACACGATGGGCGAAATCGACATCGCCCTGACCTATTCGATTGGCGACATTGAGGATGTTACCAAGCAACGGGGATCATTCAGTAAAACCATCACCCTGCCCAACACCCCGACGAATCGGGCCTGCTTTGCCTACGCTTACAACATCCAGTCCTTCGTGGGTGGGTTCCAACCCAACAAGCGGATTCGTGTTGCTATGTGGGAAGACGGAGTCCAAGTATTTAGCGGTGTGCTGCAACTGCTATCCATGAGCAAAACCAAGGGAACCGTCACCTACGAGGTGGGGTTGTTCACCGACAATGTAAGTTTGTTTAAAGCCATTGAGGGCAATATGCTCGTCAACACGGCAGGCGTTACAGGAATGAACCACACGCCAACCAGCGGCCATGTGAGCGGTACTTGGACGGCATCGGGTGCGGCAAGCAGCGGGTATGTTTACGGGGTCATTGATGCGGCGGGATTCACGGACATATTGAACCAAGGAGGCGGTTGGTTCCAAGCCCCGTGGTGGAGGCTCGGTCCCAGCATCTATGTCAAGAAGATGGTGGACTTGATATTTGCCGAGGCCGGGTTTCGCTACTCGTCCACATTCTTCAACTCGACATTCTTTAAAAAGTTGGTGATGCCATACGCTGCGGGAACAATGCCGACCAACCTATCGGGTTCTAACATTTTTGCGGCAAGTACGGGAAGCGTCACATACTTGGTTAATGACAATGGAACGATTGATTTTCAAAACGATTCAACGGGTCCATATTATGACCGTCCGGGTTATTGGTCAACGGCAAATAGCCGATTCAATGCCCCTATCACTCCATCTCGATGGAATGTTGAGATAGGGTTTGTGGTTTCGTCAACGGTGGCAAATAGCCTTTACACTTATAGCGCCTCAATACGCGATTTGTCGTCATCAGGTGACATCGTAAACATCGGTCCAAGCGTTAACGGATTAACGGGTAAACGATACACGATTCGGTTTGACAATATTACGGCACCCGCAAATGCAGCAATTAACATTGGATTCCGAGTCAATTCGTTGACAACAGCTAATTTTTATACAATTCCGTCAGGTGCAACGGTCCAATGGACCTGCCTCGAAAACCCATCCAATATCGGCGTTCTGGATATGCGGACCGCCCTTCCTGCCGATGTTAAGCAGAGCGACCTCCTGCAAGATTTGCAGAAGATGTTCAACCTTCAATTCATGCCCGACCCCCAAGACCCGAAACTCCTTTACATCGAGCCTTGGAAGGACTTCTACACTTCGGGGGTGGTGGACTGGTCGCAGAAATCCGATGAGAACCAAGAGCAAGTGCTGACCAACGGCGACCCCAACGCTTACACCAATATCCTGTTCAAATACAAGGACATGGGTGACTATTTGTCCAAGACCTACAAGCAGTCCTACCCATTGGCACGGGAAGGCTACGGAGGCCGAATCTTCAACACCTCCAACTTTTATGGTAAAGGGGATAAGATGGTTGAAACCCTTTGTGGAACCTTGATACCCGCATCTTTCAGCACCGACAAAATCGTGGGCCGTACTTGGGACATTGACGGAAGCCTCGCAAGTGGGAGCGTCAAGCCTTTGCAGACGGGCTACCGATTGGCGCAGTACAACTTGATTGAAGGGCAGACCGAATGGGCCTACCAGTTTGGGGTCAGCGGGAATGTAGCCCTATCCGTGGGTATCCTTAAGATGCCCTTCGTGTCGCACATTGACAACCCCTATGCCCCAACGGTGGACCTCGCCTTCGGGCAACCTCGCTTGGTGTATTACAACGCCGTGAACGCAAGCGGCAACACCTTCGCTTACACCAATAACAACCTCTACAACACCTACTGGCTCAACTACATCAACGAAACGGTATCGCAGGAAGCCTTGCAGTTAGAACTCACGATGCTGCTATCAAGCGTGGACATCTACCAACTGGATTTCCGCAAGCCCATCTATTACGGCGGCATCCGTTGGCGATTGCTGGAGGTCCGAGATTACTTGGTCGGGCAGATGAAGCCGTGTAGGGTAACACTCCGAAGGATTCTAAACCTCGCTGAATTTGCACCGACATCAACGACACCGATAGCGAATGACCCATCCGCAATGTACAATGGACCTATCGACCCTGACCCAGCGGATCCTGACTACGAACCACCCATCAACCCTGAATTACCAACCCCCGGATAATGGCAGTAACTAAAGAAATCGTCCTCGAAGTAGGAATCAAGGACTCGACCGCACAAGGCACGACGAGTGCGAAGCAGCGTCTGCGTGAACTCCAAAAGACGCTTATCGATATGTCTTTGGCCGGGCAAGAAGGCACGAAGGCGTTTAAGGAGATGGAGCGTGAGGCGGGGAAACTCAAAGACCAAATCGGGGACACCTCGCAGCGAATCAAGACCCTTGCAAGCGACACCGTAAGGATTGACACCGTTGTTTCAGCGGTGCAGGGGATAACGGCAGGGTTCCAAATCGCCCAAGGTGCAGCAGCGTTGTTTGGGTCCGAGAACGAGGACTTGCAGAAATCATTGCTCAAGGTCCAAGGGGCGATGGCTCTTGCTACTGGAGTGCAGCAGGTTGCTAATTTGCTGAACAAGGATAGCATCCTAATAACCCAAGGGCAGGCAGCAGCACAGGCACTCTACGCAACCGCAGTCGGTGCGAGTACGGGGGCGATGAAGGCGTTTAGAATCGCCCTCCTTGCAACTGGTATCGGTGCAGCCATCGCAGCCGTAGGGCTACTTATCGCCAAGTGGGATGAACTCACCGCAGC